AGCGTTTCTGCTTTACCTACCCAGCCACGCGCAAGCCATGCTTGCATGTATGGATTATCATCAAAGGCAATCTTTTCGCCCGTTTGGCGTTCGACTTCCTCAACTAAATCCTTTAACGGGTTCAATTCATCAATGGCTTTAGTGTATACATCGTTCAACGCTTTTTTTATTACGTCCTTAGCATCGCCACGTTTAACCGCATCAATAGCTTGGCTAACTTTACTCTTACTTTCAAAAGAAATACTCCCTTTGATACGTTCCGCGCCGCCTTGACGGTGCCATTCATGAACCAGCTGCGATAATTTATTGGTTATACCGTTCAATTCCGGTTCTTTTGCGATTGCTTCCGTAAAATGATTATAGAATTCCGGAAATTCCCGTTTTGCTTTCGCGCGATCACTTACATAATCTTTGAAGAATTCCGCGTAACCTTCCCCGCGAATTCCTTCCGCGCCTAATTTGTTGTACGCTTTACCGAAACGATCTTGAATAACGCCGTTAAATTCGGTATTGAACCGTGCATCTTTACTGAAACCGAAATAATTATCTACATAATGCCCTAATTCGTGCATGATAACTGGAATTTCGCCATAATTACCGCTACGAATTACATCGGTTTTAGTGTTATACCAGCCGCGCACGTTAGGACGCCCCAAACGGCCACTTTTAACGCGTTGATTGAATAGGTTATTGACTGCATCAAGAATTTCCTTACGTGTTACGCTTCGGCCTAACCGCCCTACTTCATCAATGCCAGTATGTGGCGTTTCATTACCTTTAGCGCTATATTGTAGCGGTTCCGTAGGTCTAACGCCTTTACTTTCCATGTATCTATTCGCCATTGCTTCGTTGCCGTCAAAGGCTTTTACAACCGCATCGCGTACTTGCTCATGCGTTGCATTATCTAATAGTTGGCTAGGTTGCTGCGCGTATTTGCTCACGCCACCTTCTGTCGGTTCTGCTTGCATCAACTTCAATTCTTGCGTATCTGCAATTAGTTCAGCAGCACGATCACGGCGAACCGTTTCCATATATTCGTTGTTCAATCGCTCAACTGGTACATCTAGGCTTTCAGATAATCGAACCTTAACCGCATCAAGTTCCGTTTTTGGAATATCTGGCTTTGTTGCCTTGTTTAAATCCTTCAATATTTCCGTGTTAGAATTTACTTTATTTTCTAATTCGGTATATCGTGGTTCAGATGCATCATTTTTTAATTCATTTACGATAGTTTCTTTTGCTTTTTGCGGTAAATCGTCAAGTGCATTTCGTAAACTTTCGTTTGGTGCATCTTCTTCATACCTAAATTGAGCATTTGCATCGTTTTCAAGTGCTTTTTCTTCAAATTTAGGTTTTTCACCCTCTACAAAGTCAGTATTTATGCGGTCTTTAGGTTGAAATTCGTTTATTTCGCCTGTACGGGCCGTTTCGCCTTCGCCTTGATAGTTTATACCTAAATCTTCAGTTTTAACCTGTTTTTTATCGGCATTTTCTACAAAACTGTTTAAATCGGTATGCGTTTCTTCGCCGCTCACCGGTTTTTCGTTTTCTATAAACTCATCTTTGAATGGTTGCTCATAGCTTCGATAGTTAGGGTCTAGCGTACTATCTTTAAACGATGTATTATCACGTGGCCTATTTTCATATTTACCATAGTTGCCGTCAAATGTTTCTTTTGCAATTTGCGCCCGAACATCATCATGTGCAACTGCTGGGTCTGGTCTTTCATAATTTTTTCGTATGATAACGGCCATTTCTTCCGGTGTTGCATCTGGTCTTGCGCGCATCGCTTCAAGTGCAGCACTTTCGGTATTATGCAATTCCCATACGCTGAAATCAACTTGCGTTCTCCAATCCCATGGATCTAACCCGCGACTTTCCGCAAATTTCAATAAACCTTTTTCGCCGTTCAATCTATCGCCAGTAAATTGAACCAAACCACGGGAACCGTAACCGTCGCCACTTGTAACCGTTGTACTAAAACTACTTTCGGCGCCAATATTACCAGTCATGGCAGCCGCTTCAACGTCGCTTAAACCATTCTGACGATATCGGTTATATATATCCGCTTGGATATTACCGGTTTCACCTTCCATAGGTTGACCGCTTAAACCGCCTTCGGAGTATTCGCGCGGTTCTACTGTTTTAGGTTCTTCTGGTACGGGTACATCATCAAAGGCATTATACATAACGCCCTCTTCAAGTTTTGGCGCATCTTTTGTGAAACGTTCGCCAATATCTTCAAAAGCATTAGATGCTTTTTCTTTGATGTGTTCCGCTGCACGTCCTACATGCTCACCGATTGCACCGCTTACCTTTTTAGGTGTTGCACCGTGTACCATTGCCGCCGGTAAAAATACATCGCCCCATAAGTTAGTAGGGTTCATGGCTATATTTTTTGCAAATTCGCCCGGATCATCAACTAAACGCCCAACCGGTTCCGCAACAGGGTCTACTAAAAGATTTTTCGCCGTAGCAATATATTTATTCCCTAAAAATCCGTCTGGTGCCGTTCCGTCGTTTTCTGCGGTTGCATTGGCGTTATACATATCAACCGTATCACTTGCAATCGTAGGCGCGGCAAGAACGCCAGCAGCTATTCGCACCGGTGGTGGAACGTATGGCGTAATTGCCAGATATCCGGCCGGCTTACCAACTGCGGCATTATATGTTTCTACGTGCGCTTTACCTAACCCCGGCGTAGCATATTCGTCGATAAATTCCCCATTATCATCAAATTTAGAAAAGTTATCTCCATTAGCATCAATCGCATTGGCAGCACTTTTAGAATACTCATTACCTAAATTATTTGCTTTGTTTACTACATCATCTTTCCAGTTGGTTAACGTATTGCCTACATTGTCGTTAATTTCTTTACCGGTTTTATCAATCCATTCAATATTGTTTTTAACGCCATTAGCAACATATTCAGCATTATTTTTAACGCTATCCCAAAACGTAGGCTTGGGCGCGTTGCCTACGTCATAACCGTATTCGGTTGTAATATCTTCAAAGGCGTTGTTATTTCCAACTGCCTTGCCATATTGGCCTGTAATATCATCAAACGCACCCATAGTCTACCCCTTTATATTTAATAAGACTTTAACCACGATTTATACTGCCCGTATCCGGCCGCATCAAGTTCCGCCGCTATCTGATCATCGCTCCAGCCTTGCGCTGAAAGTTCATTCATTCGCTTGGAAATTGCTGCTTGTTCTTCGCTTGAATAAGTAGGTTGCCGTTTAACCGTTGGCGTTCCAGCAGTACCACCACCGCCAGCAGTAGGCGCACCACTTAACGCGCTTTGTAACTGCCCGTAATAAGGGCTTTCGTTTTCTGCTTTATCTGGGTTAGCTTTTACCCATGCGGTATGTTGTGCGGATAACGTACGCAATACTTGCGCATTATATCCACTAGTGCCGGACTGTGTAGCCGTTGCCGGTTTAACGTGAGTACCTACATATTTCATGCTGCCGTCTGTGCCAACAATATATGTTTTACCGTCTGGCATAACTTTAATGTTTTTCGCCCCGAAATTACCGATATTTTTCATTTGGCCGTCCGGAGTCATTACGATAACTTGACCGTTCGCAAATTGTTTTGTTTCAACCTTGCCATAACCGCCCATATCTTGAATAGTACCGTCGCCCATGTTGTAACGTACAATATGTCCGTTTTGCGCACTACTAAATTTATAATCCGGTTTATCAAGTGCCGCAATAGAATTCAAGTTATTCATATCAATAGTACCAGCGCCAACTTTACCGGCTAGATAGTTATATCTTGCAACGGCTGGCGCCAACCCTTTAACCCGTTTTGTGTTATAGGTATCTACAACCGGGTTGCCGTCTTTATCCTGTGTAAATACAAGACTATTCATGATTTGCTGGCGCATTGGTTCAAGTACTTTTTCTTGATATTCGTTGACTTGCTGCATATACATATTATTAACGTCAGTTTGATATTGTTCGCTGGCTAAACCTTGCGCGGTCTTAAAATCAAAACCGGCTTTAACTAGGGCCAACGTATTGGCCCCTAGTTGTTTTCTTGCTTCGCTTGTTACGCTTGCTTTATCTGGTATAGAGTATTGGCCCGGCGCTTTATCCGCATCGGCGTTACCATTTACGGCCGAATTGGGCGCCCCATGAAAAGGTGCGTTTTGTCTTTGTTGCATCATTTCTTGGTATGTTTGCGGAACCCCTGTATTAATACCAGTATTATTTAGATTTTGAAAGTTCCATAACCCCGTGTTTTGTTGCGGTTGTGCTGGCGCTGCTGGCATTTGTGGTGCTTGCGCTGCCTGTGCTTGCAACTGCTTTTGTAATGTAGGACTTGGCTCATTCATGTATGCATTAAAGCGTTGATCAGTAACCGGATTACTTGGTGCATCTGTATTAGCTTGCATCGGTTGTGCTGGTGCAGCTGGATTTTGACCGCCCCATAATCCGATATTATTCTTTTGCATCAAGTTATTGGCAAATGTGTTATTGGAATTAGATAATAACTGGTTGATTTGACCGGCGCTATTAGGTTGTTGCATACCCATTCCAGCCATGCGGTTATTATTATCCACAATTTGCGGCGTGTTCGGGTCTTGTTCGCCGCCAGCACCACCGCCACCGCCTAGCATTGCTTGATAGCCTTTAGCCATTTTGTTATTCTGCAATGCGCCTAAACGATGTGAGAAATATTGACCGGCTAATTCGCCCAACGCCGCCCATGGTTCAAAATCTTTTACGTAGATAACGCCCATTGTGTTATTCCTCTACTTTCTTGTTTTCTTCGGTTGCTTCTTCGGTTCCTTCGTCTACAGTTTCATCTTTCTTACTGGATTTTTTTGTAGTTTTTTTAGCTGGCTTTTCTTCCGGTTTTTCTTCGCCGGCATCTGCAATGGCTTTCAATTCATCTTCATTGATACCTTCGGCCATAATACCGTTAGCATAGAATAAATTATCGCCAGTACATTGCAATTCGTATACTTGTTCAGTTTTGCCAGTCGCTTCGCTAAATGTAACGGGTTCATAAGCATTAACCGTCATAATAACTTCGCCAACTACCAATTCACTAACTAATTTTAAACCTTCCGGAGTCAATACCTTTTCTGTGCCTGTGGTTGTTACGCCAAAGGATACAGTTTCAAGGCGATGTGTTTCTTTTTCGCCCATATCATGCAATGCAATTACATCATTAACCGCACCCAATGTGATAACAGTATCACCATTTACAAACGTTTCAATAACCTTGCCACCTTCTGGTGTTGCAATTTCAGTACCCGCTACAAAACAAAAACCTTTCATAAGCCCTCCAAAGAAACCGCCAGAACCTTGCTTAACCATTGTTTGTGCTGGTTGTGCTAGTCCATAGCGTAATGACATAAATCTGTTAAGTAAATCTTCTTGATCTGCGTTATTTAACTGGCTCATAGAGTAGTAATCTTTGGCCGGTTGAATTGCCGCGCTTTGTGTTGTTGCGCCTGTATTAATAGGGTTTTGCGCTAACCCTTCGCGTTGACCTACTAAACCCGCTGCGGTGCCGGCGTTATTCATCTGATTTGCATAACCTTGGTTCATTAGATTTGCTTGATTAATAATACCGTTTTGGTTGTTATTATAGGTATTACCCCATAACCCCATTTTCGCACCGATACCGCTTAAATTATTATTAAGCGCTTGCGTATTGAGTGCCGCCGCTTGGCCTAAATCATTTGAATATTGTGCCGCAAGTGTATTAGATGCGTTCTTGCTAATATCATTTAATGCATTATCTGTAATAGATGAATTCACAATGCCGCGACTTGCTAGGCCAGAAACTGCATTGCCTACGGTTGCCTGTAAATCATTGTTTAACGCTTGCCGTCTAGCATCTGCATAGCCTGTTGGTAGTTGGCCGTTTGTAATGCTATCCATTGCGTTTTGATTATTAAGCAATGCGCCGTTGTATTCGTTAGCCAGTTGGCTTGCGCCGTTGTTCATACTATCAACGCTTGCCGCTAACTGATTTGCATACCGCGTGTTATCTGTCAAATTCTTGGCGCCGGCCGTTGTAACTTGATTTTGTAACGCGCCGATTGCATTTTGATTGCCACGATTAGCGCCCAAATACGAATTATACATATTGCCGTATTCTGGCGTTATCACGTTATTCAAGGCCGCATCGCCCATACCTTGCAAGGTGTTGGCGCTTCGATTGGTGTTATTAATCCAATCCATTTGGCCTTGTAATAGTTGCTTTTCGTCGGCCGTTGCCGTAGGTAGTTTGGCATCAATGCTGCTTACCTTCGACTTTTTACCGCCGCCGCCAAATAATTGCAAGTCAAATTTAAACATGCTTTTCCTTTCTACAAAGTCGCTTCAAGGTGTTTTCGCACCGTTTTTAGTACTTTGTAATTAAACCCATTATAGGTATAGTCCATAGTTGGAACGCGTTCCATGTTCCACTTTTTAATGAAACCGCGCACGCTTCGATGTGTTGCCGTTACAATTACATCAAGATCATTCATTTTCATAACTTCCACGATGTACTTGCCTATTACTTTCATATCGCCGTATGTTTGCCAGATAGTAAAATATCGTTCGCCCTCATGTTCGTTGATAGTCCAGAATAAGAACCCAGCATTAGGGAACCATTTGAAATAGTAGTTATATTTATCTTTGTAATTGTTGTTTTCATCGAAATAAAAACCTTCAAGGCTAACGCGTTCACCAGTGCGCCGTTCATAGTCTTTAATCATGCTTTCAAGGCTTTCAAGTTGCATCGTTAGTCCCCTATTCGTTCTATGCTAAATCTATTGCGATTGCTTCCGGCTTGTAATTGCCTATCATAATACCCGCTAATAGTCAGTTTTAAACGCTGATTGCCATACCCTTGCCCGATAATACTCATTACTATTTCAATGTTTCTATTATCATTAATGCGTATTTCTCGACTATCGCGCGTGCTTCCGTCTATTGTGATACGATAATTGCCACTTGGGAAAAATACTGTGTTACGCCATTCTGAGCGATCACTTGCCGGCCTATCTACATAAATATTATTAAAAGCAACCGGATTATACTGTACCGAATACGTGCTACCGTTTTTAATAACTTTTAATGGTGTGTTTTCGTTTCCGATGCGTGCGTATAATTCGTTTCCATTAAATGGAACCTTAATATTTTGGCCGTTCGTTACTGCTGCATTTGCAGTTAATCCGAACCGGTATGTTTGGCCGTTATATTCTAGTACTAGATTAGGCATATTATTCCACCTTTAACTTTGCGCCATTTGGGAACGTCAACGTATTGTTATTTTCAAACGTTGCGATGCGTTGCCATTCAGTCATGCCTTTGGTATTTGTATCAAAACGAATAAAGGCCGCGTTACTGTTGGCAAAATAAAGCTGAGTACCTAATATACGGTCTTGGCTTGTATTCCACGGAAACATGGCCCCAATACCCCAATATGCAGTACCCCATATACGGTAGTTATTTAATTCACCGAATGTGAAACCGCTATAACCAGCCTTGTTATTAGCAAGATAATCTAAATCAATCGGTTCATTAGTAAGGCCCGGAACCTTTAACGTACCCGTCATAGTATCGCCGGCCTTTTTTACGCACGTTGCAACGTTATCCGCCGTTGCGGCTGAATTGGCCCGCGTTGCGGTATCCGCTCTAACTGCGTGCGTTGCTTCGGCTACTGTATCAGTTCTGCGATAATATGCACTATTCAATCCGTTTACTGTATCCGTGATAGTTTTAAGCGTACGGCTTGGGTTGTTTGTGAAACTAGCATCGCCAGCAATCTTCTTAATAGCTTCCGCCATTTGATTAAGAATATCTGTTAATGCATATGCTTTACCGTCAACCGTACGCGTGCCTATTACGGCATCTGTCGCGGTGTTTACATTTGGATCATAATACTTGATTGACTTTACACGCGTTGCATCCGTAACGGCAATCGCTACCACTACGCGCAATATTTCTTTCCAATACGTTCCGGTGTACACATACATTTTTTCGTTTGTAGTATTGTAGTACATTTTATCCGTTGCCGCTGCTGGTGCATTTGGCTGGCGCATCGGTTCAAGCGTTGTACTGCCATAGGTTATGCCGCCAGATGCTGAACGTTCAACGTATAAATACGATGTGTTGTTAGCTGGTAAACTCCATGCGCTTTGTTTACGGTTAATCGTTTGGATATAATCAACCGCGCCGTAATCGTTGAAACCGTCGGCGAATGATAACAATACAGGCGTTTGGCTGCCGTCAATCATTACGCTTAGGTTATCGCCGGTTAAGAATGAAAATTCACCATTGCTTACTTTACCGCTCAATACCCTATTACGTAGGCCACCAGTACCACCACCGCCGCCACCAGTACCACCACCGCCGCCGGCTTTGAGTTCCATTTGCTGCGCAACGTTCAATAATTCATCGCGGTTTTTCTTAATACTATCTTGTACAGTATCCCCTTGGGGCGTTATATCCAAAGGGTATTTTTCTTTATATGCCATGTTTAAACCTCTTCATACGTATAATCTAACTGGCGTAACGAAATAGCGCCCTTTTGAACATTGATTTTAAATTGTACATTACGATTTGCACCGCCGCCAATCTTGTACGCCTTCGTGTACTCATTAACATTCATTAATGTTTTGGCTTCATATAGCTTTTCATTCGCATAGTAGGTTTTTGTTGCCTTGCTTGAAAAATTAATTGGCTTAGGCTTCTTATTTGATATGCCAATAGTACCATGACCGGGAATAAGATTATGCGTTACAAAATTATAGTTCATGATCAACACAAATTGACGTGTTGCCAATCTGTTACCGCTGATAATTGATGTTTGGATTTGTTTCGTATCGTCGGTATCTATTGTTTCATCAAGAATACCAATCTTATTGCCGTATGCTATATATACTTCTTTATCCACATTCACCGCCGCATTGATGCTATGCGTGAATTTTCTTGATGTGAAAACTCCGCGCCCGTCCTCATAACGTGGCAAGTAGTGATATATAAATACCGTTTCCCCGTTATATGGTTTAATCCAGATTTGTTTTCTACTGGATATGTGCCATACTTCGCAATCTTTCGTTATGTACTTCAATAGATAAGAGTTGATATTCAAACCAGTTTCAAACGGTTGTATTTCTGCATAGGTATTTGTAGGCATGAAAGACATGAACCCTTGATTGCCTAAATAATAGCTGCGATCATCAACGCTTACCGTTGCACCGCTACAATAACCGGTAGAGGATAACGGATACACAGTTAAATTCTGTGCATCTGGTGTACCAATTACTTGATACACGCGCCCGTATTCTTTGTATACGATTATGGCCCTAGATAAGAAATCAACTGCAATAATGCTGCCTTGGTCTTTATAACCTACGTCCACATATTGCGCACTAGATGCATCGTTGCTGTTATGGTTCCATGCGTTGTAGTCGCCAACTGCTGACCAATTCAACCGATGCGAATGAGTCGATGCAATCAGTACACGCCCCGAATGACTTGATACTATATCACATGCCGGACTTTCAATAGTGGATAATTTACCACTACCAGAAATGGCTTGCAATTTATCACCGCTTGCAATGAGAATATCACCGCCAAATGCATGATACTTCGGCCGTTCGGTACCATTTAATGTGCCTAATAGTTTATTACTGCTAAAATCTGTTTCATACAAATTTCGGCCACTAGAAAAGTACCACTTATTACGGTATACATCATGATATAGCGTTTCTACTGGTAGTCCAAAATCATACAATATACGAATACCCGGAACAGTACGGAGTGCATTATCTGTTCTATCGAATTCGCATTGTTGCGCCTGTGTTAGCGCTTGCACGTCGATATTTTCCGGCGGGTTGCTCCAATCAAGGCCCAGCCGGAACCCGTTTGTAGTTGCCACCTGTTTAACGCCCATTATGCTATACCTCTTGCCGCCTTAATCTGTTCCGTTATGTAGTCAATGAATTGTTTATCATAAGCAGCGTAATCCGTCATAAGCGACTTCTTTTTAACCATGAAAGATATAAGCTGCACTAAATACTGATGAAAGAATTCAGAAAACGGAATAGTATCGTCCATTTCGTCAACGTGATTTTTACGCACGCTATAAAATACTTGATTAACCGTTTCCCCGTCGTACGTTTCAAATGTTCCATTTATGATGCGGATAGGATAACCACTCTTAGGAACGAACCCCATGAAATCGGACGGAACCGCTTTCAAATTCGGTATGTCTGTATTCTTAACTACTTCGCGGTCTTTAATGCTAACTAGAATAGTAGTTAGCCAGTCTATAGCTGCGTTAATGTATTGGATATATTCCAACTGTTCATCTAATATTTCGTTAGATTCTACATTAACCAGCGTAATCAATTCGCTTACTACCATAATTCCAGTACCCTTCCGCTATTACGCTTTCATTATTGCCTAAACCGTCATTAATGGATTGCAACGCATTAACCATATTCGCCGTTACGCCGGAAATATCAATGTTCATAACCCTATATACGATGTAATCAACTAATAACGTTTCTAATTCTGCCGGTAGTCCGCTTTCATCTTCCAGCTTCTTATAGCCAGCAGTCATTATATAATCAACGGTTATTTTCTGCTCATGATCAGCATCAAATACTATCGTTTGTAAATTCAATACATGATAGGCCTGTACGTCCACATCATCGGCTTTGACATTTAACACGCTTATACATTGACCGGGTAACGTAATCCGTCCGGTGCCGTTATCTTCGTGCGTTGCTTGTGCCAAACTAGGGCAGTACTTACCAATAAGGGCATTTAATAGGTGATTACCTTCGTTGTAATACTCCAGTAAATGGTACGGTGTATATTGTTCCTGTGGTGTATCGCCTATTTGCATGAACGCCCTATTGATAACTTGTTTTACGTTCATATTCACCCCATATAAGAATAAAGGCGGGTATTACCCCGCCTAGACCTTTGAAATTATGCTTCTACTACGCCACCAGTCATAACATTGATTACGCCGTAATCTTTGCTATTGAACTTGGATTTTTCGATTGCACCATAGAAAGCAATACCGTTACCTTCTACGTTGCCGTAGTCGTCAACTTGTTTGATATGTTTCGCTGGGCGAGATACCGCAAAGCATGCCGCTTGTTTACCCAAAAGCAAGTTATGGCATACGTTAGCGCTAGATGCACCTGTTTTGTCATTCAATACGCGTTCGTATTCGTACAAAATAACGCCGTCATATTCACCTAATGCACCTGTAAAGATAGGGTTTTTAGAACCGCGAACATTAGCGTTTTGTTGTGCTGCAAGCCACTTATCATCATCTTTCAAATCACGAGCCGCCCAAGGAGAAACTAACATAATGAATTTATCCATGCCGTCAACTTTAATCGGTTGTACTTTAGGACCGTGCATTTGTGCTTTACGTTTTGCACGAGAAATAAGTGTAGTTGTTAGCTTATCGTTAGCCGTAATAGATGCTTGCGTGCCGGCGGAAGATGCATAAAGCGTTTCACCGGCGGTAGGAGATGCGGAAAGTTTAGCAATTAACTTGTTATCTTGCCAATCTGCTAACCATTGTTTTAACGCACCTTTGATTTCTTTTAACATATCATATTGTGTTTTTTGGTCGTCCGCTTCGTAGCGAGAAACTGCATTACGTACTAATTGAGTTTGTACAGTGAAATCATAGATATTCAATGCTTCTTCGTTACCAGTCAATGTTGCACGGTTGCCTTCAACACCATTACCGCTTAAATTCATCATCAAACCGAATGTAACTGCATCACCTTTAACGCCTGTTAAATCTTTGTTTTTGTGTACTACATTGGATCCGTCAAGTGCAGTGAATTTATCAAAGAAAGACTCTTTTAAGCCTTCATGCCACACTTTTTTAGTCCAAATCTTAGGGACTAATGCTGCTGGGATATTAACTTGGTTTCTTTGGTCTGCCATATATTACCTCTTATAATTCGTCTAAATAGTCGCGCACTTCTTTAGGCAATGCATCAAGATTGCCTGTTTCGTACGCTTTCAAAATATCTTCTTCCGTTACCTTGTTAGGTGTAGGAACGCCACCATTCAACGCGCCAGCTTTTGGGAGCGTTGCGGCCACCTGTAACGGGTTGTTTGTAACGTCGGTATTCGTTGCCCGTTCATTTTGCAGTTCATTTACAAACTTCCTAATTGTTTCAAAATCGGCATCGGTACCTTCTCCAATATCTACGCGATAGAACGCATCATTGATAGGTTGTGCATCGCGCATTGTCATGCCGTTTAGCTTTTCTAATCCGCGTTGATATAGTTCCCCGAAATTTGGTAATGATTTAATTTCATTTACGAAATTTAGATTTGTTTGTCTTTGTTGGTGTACTGCTAACTGTTGATTTGTGATCGTGTATTCTGCGTTAGCTTCAAAACGAATGAAATCGTTGTATTTGTTTACATCTTCAAACATAAGACTTTCTAAATCTTCCGCCGTTAAATTAAAGCGTTTCAATGCTTCACGGCGTACAAAGTCGCGGATATCAGATACTTCACTATCTGGCAATGTAATCGGTCTTTGTTGCGCTTCGTATTGTCTTGCGCGTTCTTCGGCCGCTTTACGTCTTGCGCGTTCCTGTGCAAGTGCCGCTTTTAGATTGTTATCGTTTGTATGGTTTTCTTCGTGTTCCGGTTCTTCTTCATTAGTGTTCGGCGCCGCTGCATCTACTTCCGCATCATTCGCATCACTTTCCGCCGCATCATCTGTAGAGGGTTCATCTGTTACAGTTTCCGGTGTATCCGTTTCTTCGGTTGTATTATCCAGTTCTACGCCCGCGTTTTCTAAATCTTCCGGAGTGAAACCAGCATCTTCGATATTCACTAAATCTTTTTCCATATCTAATACTCCTTAACGCCTTTTAACGTCATTGCCGGACGAATAAAGAAATATGGCAGTTTAACGCCGTTGCCGGGCGATAATGTATAAGCAAGCCTTTTAACGCCGTTACTTAGGGCGAAATATAAAAAACGCCCCATATAGGAGCGTTTTATTATTGTGTTGATACTTTATATTACATAGTGCCTAAATCGTTCATAGGCGGCATAATTTGTGGTGTATTTTGAACGTTTGGTTGTTTACCTTTCAAGGCTAACCGTTCCGCCATAATTTGTTGTGGTGAAATCTGTACGCCTAGCGTTTGTAAATACATGCTTAATGCTTCTGCTGGCATATCATCAAGCGAACCACTTACGCGCAATTCTGGTAACGCTGGCTTTTCTGCTGCTTCTTGCATGCGTTTCTTAACCGTTTCTTTTTCTGGGAAATCCATGAAATCAAGGATAATATCCATAGGAATATCAACGCCGGATTTCTTAGCTTCCAATAATTGATAAAGGTTAGCACGTCTTGCCGTTGCGCTTGCTTGGCTGGTGCTGATTACAATATCAAAATCAAAGGCGGATAGATCATACAGTACTTGCTTAATAGGATTACCTTCCGCATCACGCTGCGGTTGACCCAATGCATCGGTTAAAACTTGTTCTTGCATAGGTTGATTTAAACCCGGTGCAATCTGTACAAATTCCTTTTGACCGTCATCGCCCATAATGCGCATTGCTTTGGCTTCGTTGTAGAATTGCGGAATTAAACCCGGTGCGTTTTTCTCACCCCATAATAATTTAACAATTTGGCGTTCTGCTTCTTTTGATTGCTCAAAGATACCAGCCGTTTGAACAGTTGTAACAGATTGCCGCAAGTCGATTGCCTTGCCGCTCATACTGCCAACGCTTCCGCTTAAACTTTCCGGAGTGATACCGCTGATAGAATAGAAATCATTGCTTGATTGTTGTTCAAGCGCCATATTAATATTGCTATCCATTGCCGGCGTGCCGTCTACAAATGATACGCCCGGCGGTAACCATATATTCGCACCCGGTTTAGTGCTATTATTTTTAATATCGCGCTTAGTCTGTTCGGTTAGTTGACCTTGCCAGAATTTAACGCCTAAAGATTGTTGATTTACAACATGCATGCGTTGGCTTCGGTTTTTGTTCAATTCCCTTTGTGCATCTTTAATATCACGCACTACGCCAGCCGGTTCCAGTTCATCATCTACCAATTCGCCGGTATAGTAACAATATTCACGTACTAACGGGAATTTACCATGCTTATAAGGACTTTCGCCCTCTTCCAATAGAACACTATCGGCGAACGTTGCGTATCTGATTTTGGTATCTGGTATGCTAGTAGGTTTCTTTCCTGTAGCCATTAATACAACAAACAGCGGATTAGCTTCATCAATTAACCCCTCTTTTGTCATGAACACGTGTTTCTTGCCGTATTCTTTATACCAATACTGCACTACACGGATTTTATTGTAGTTGCTGCTATACCATAACGCTTCGCCGTCTACTGTTTCAACTATGCCGGCTTCCTGTTCGGTTTCATCATATCGGCTTTTTAATGCGTTGATTTCGTCAACCTTTTCCGGATAGATTTGCTTTAATTTAGCAGCACTTTCCCAGCTATAACGGCCAACATATTGCGCATCGCTTAAATCATCTTTCTTACATTCCGGATCTATGAAAGCATCAAACGGAGAAACACGTTCAATTTGAATGGTACCGTCTAACTTCGTATAGTCAAATTCATACGATACCCAGTAATTGGCTAAACCACAAATAATCTTATCACGGAAACATTTGCCCTTATTCCGTTGATAGTTCGCACGGTCTAAACAGTATTTTGTAATACCTTTAGCGACGCGGCTAATTCTATCATCTTCTTCGGAACGTGGTAAAAAGTCCGGTTCTGTTTCGTTCTGTGATGCATAACCGCATAACAGATTAATAACCGGTCTAATTCTATTAATCGTAATTGCTGGCCTTCCAGCTTCGCGCATGTTCTTTAAATCGCCGTCTTGCCATTGTTTACCTTGCATAAATGCAAAATCTTCAGCAGCAGCCTTGCGCCATTCTGACGTGGCGGCCAATGCATTTTTTACATTCTGTTTTGCTTCGTATATATCAAAGGTTGTTTGTTCTATATCCATTATTCCACCATTTCAGAACCGTAAATCATATCGTACATCTGTTCTAATTGCCATTGCGGCATTGCTTTTGCAAATTCCGCTAGTTGTGCATCTGTATATTTAGCCGGAATAATAACGCCCTTTTCTTCGCGTTCACCGTATTCCGATTTTAGAACCTTATAGGCGTAATCACGCAACGCCCTTTCACTCATACGCCCCATGCGCTCACATCTCCTTCGCTATCATCAACATATTTATAACCGTCATTAAATGGCTTTTCTGGTTTAACTGATTTAACCGGTCTAGCCATACACATATAACGCACCGCATCATATGCATGATCTTCTTGCTTTGTATCTACATCTTCAACCTTGATTTTATCGTAGGTTAAAGCTGGCAACGTGCGTATTAGGTGTACGCAATTACTAAATATCTTTAGCTTACCTTCTTTTAATCGTTGATGTACTTGCATAAGTCCGGCTAACCTATCATTATCAGCACGCACCCAGTACACGCCCTCAGTTGCGAATATTTCCGCAATCGTTGGGCCGTCGTGGCCTGTTCGTTGCCATATTGCGGGGTCTGCTACTCCTTGATAGTCCTTTAAATGTTCTATCTTTTGTGCTACTTCCCTTGCCGTTTCCTGTGTACCAGTATCCGGCATGCCCGGCTTGCACCCGTAAAATTCACCAGTAATATATAAAACGTCGTCATAATCAACCGCGGCGGAATATACTGCATATGGTTTCGTATATCCCCAGTCCATTGAACGATATCGCTGCCAATGATGCGGTATTTCAAATGGTTTTATTACATGCTTATCGGTGCGGAATTCTGTAAATACTTGACCCTCGAATATGTTCCAGTCGCCGTCTAAATACGCTTTACGTAGTTTTTCTGGCAACGTGTTAAGTGCATCTATATAACTTTGTGATAGATGCGGGTTATCGCTTGCCCTTGCTTGGATATATGCAATCTTATCGGCGAATGGTTGCATCTCTTTTGTAAAATTTCTATCAATGAATAGGTCTTTTACCCACATATGGCCCTTACCGCCCGGATTTGTTGCAGCTATTAACTTTGTATCAGTTATACCAGTCCAACGGAGCCGCATACGCAAGAAGTCGAAAACGTCGCGACTATTCAAGGTTAATTCATCAATAGCAATGGCAGCGAATTCACTGGAAAGATATTTGCTAGGTTTATCAAGATTACGGAAACATATCACGCCGCCGCCTAATTCATCGTTCAATGTGAATTCATGGTTACTTTCTTTATAGCTTCCTAACCATTCCGGAAACTCCATTTTGATTTTGGATATTTGACGATCATCAAGACTTGGATAATCTTCGCAAAATAATCCAACGCGTATGCCTTTAATTCCTGTTTTAATGAACCAGTCAATAAGCAGCCATATCAAACCCCAACGGAGTATATACGATTTACCACCACCAGCAGCGCCGCCATATAGCGTGTATATGTTTTGCTTTACTGCCCGCAAGAATTCTTTTTGTTTAGGTGTTGGCCGTATCACATCTCGAAACAGATTTGTTTTACTCATCTGTATCACTCAATTCGTTATTATCAATAACCAACTTAACGGCGCTTTCGGTTGTGATTTCCTGTTGTATCTTATCGCGCCATTCTTTAGAACGTCGATTTTTAAGCCAGAAAATCATGGCCGTTGTATTTCCTTCAAGTGCTGCTTTATAGAGTGCATTTTCTACTTGTATGTCTGCTTCATCTTTCCCTATTTTTAGGGCGTTCGATATTTTGGGCGATTTCTTGCGCCATTCCCATAAGGTAGAAACAACAATATCCATATTGCTGGCAATCTGTTCATTTGTTAAACCGTTACGCGCCCAGCCTTGTAACAGTAAAATTTTTTCATCTGCTTCCCAGTCTTTATATGTAGTTTTCGCCATTGTTTCACCCCCTATCGTAGTACGTTATTATCTTTTGCTTTCATTCTGCCATGTGATCGTTGGCATATTCCAGCGTGTTGCTTAGATGCGTGTTGGCTAGTGCAATATGTTTGGCATAATCCGTCATAGTATATTTCATTGGCTATGCATCTGCCGCTTTTGTTGTTAAGACATTCAGACACAACGAATTAAACAACATCGAAAAATTACAAGCAGCATACACCGGCATCAAATATAACAATGACGGTATAATTCAAACACTAGGTTATGACGATTTAAGCAACATCGTTATGATGTTTCGTTCTATCTTATACAGTAAGCTGAAGGAAAAGAAGATTGCCACCAAAAAAGCTGTTTTTGTGTTAAATTCAGCGCGTATAGCAAGCAGAGATATTGAGCTTCCGCTT